AGAGGTGTACTAAATAATGAAGGATACACTTTCGTATGAGGATTAGAAATTTTACAGAATTTAACCTACCTAAAGACGCTTATGCAGCGTTTGAAGCAGACACATTAAAAGATTTAATCATAGCAAGATTAAATGAAAATGAAGTATTTAGAGATCAAAACTTTGAAGGTTCAAATATTAATGCGTTTGTTGATATAGTTGCATATATGTATCATGTATTATTATTCTATTTAAATACTACATCTTCTGAAAGTAACTTTACAACAGCTACTCTGTACGAAAATGTTAATAAGCTTGTAACCTTACTCGGTTACAAGCCATTAGGTAATCAGACGTCATTATTAACTCTCGGCTTATCAGCTGACTCTAATATATCTCCAACATCGTATATTTTACCTCGCTTCTCTTTTATTAATGCAAACGGTATAGTCTATACCGCCATGAAGGATATAGCGTTTGAAAAAACAACAACAGGTACAGAAGCTTTATATATCGATAATAATATATTAATGCAGGGATCTATAATCGAGTCACCCACTTTTGTTGGTACAGGAGAAAACTTCGAGACAATTATTCTCGTCAATACCCTTGATAACAATAGTACAGGATTTATATCCGATAATAGCTTCACTATATTTGTACAAAGTAATGATGATACCGGTTGGTATGAATGGAAAGAAACCTCGTCACTCTTTCTCGAGCAAGCTGATACAAAAAGCTATGAAAAGCGTTTAAATGAAAATGGTAACTATGAGTTTAAGTTTGGTAATAATATAACTGGTAAAGCTTTACGCGTAGGTGAGAATATTAAAATCTTTTAGGTTCAATCTGGTGGTGCTATAGGTGAGGTAGGTGCTGGTGTAATATCGAATTATAAATTTAACTTATATAACTCACCTACTTTTAGGGAAATTGCGCAGGTTATATACGCTGATCAAACTAATTTAATATCTCCAGGTAATCTACCGTATTTATACCCTAATAACGCTAACAATTCTTCACCTATTGCAGATGCAGAAACAGTAGATCAAATTAAAGAGAATGCACCGAAGTTATTCTCATCACAAGATAGATTAGTAACGGGGAATGATTACCAGTCGTATATATCTAAGAATTATAATAATATTGTAAAATCTGTAAGTATTCTCTCTAACGAAGATTTTACATCGCGTTATTTAGCTTATTTCTATAGTGTAGGGTTGAATAAACCAAATGAAGATTGTAGAGTGTTATTTAACCAAGTAAAATTCGCACCATCTACAAACTTTAATAATGTATATATCTTTACAGTTCCAAAAATATCACCTATATTAAACGATATTACACCTAATTATTTAAACCCTTCGCAGAAACAAATAATAATTAACGAATGCAATCTTAAAAAGGATATTACTCATACTATTGTTTGTATGGATCCAATTTATAAAGCGTTTACCTTCGGATTACAAATAACAGGTGAGAGTGAATCTATATCTTTGGGTGATAATACATATCTTGTTATTAAAAAAGACATTAATACTAAGACAAATAGTTCAGTCTTAAAAGATCAAGTTATAACTATATACAAGAATTACTTTAATAGTATTAAGCTGGGAGATGTTGTTAATCTAAGTAAAATAACGGATGATATTCTTAATATAGAAGGTGTTAGGAATATATTTACAAGACGTGTAGATACAGGGTACGAAGCTCAAAAAATAAACTATGTTGTATGGAACCCTCTTTACGAGCAGGATGATGTTCTTTTTACATCGCAAAATTATAAAATGCAGAACTTTATGTATGCTTATTTTTATGATATTTCTAATATTGGTAGTAAAATAATAATCGAAAATGAGTGATATTAATACAGTCTACGCTTACTTTGATACCTATAACTATACAGGTGAACTGTCTACACAGAGTTATGCATTGCCGTTTGCGGAGTTTGTTTTTATTCCAAGACTCAATACAACAGATCCTATTTTTTCCACAAAACGATTAATATGGAATTTTGGTGATGGTACTACTACTGAGGCTATTACTGCTAGGCATGCATATGCAGAACCAGGGTCTTATAGAGTTTCTTACACACTATATACAGGTGACGGTCAAGGTTATATAAATACCTTTTACCGTAATGTAGATGTATATGATTTTATACCTGATAGTATAAACATACAATATACAGATACATATAATTTCGAGCTAAGTACTGGTGAGATTGGAGGACCTATATATATTACTAACTCTATAGCGAATAGACACCTTAATAGTATATCAGCTAATAAAACTATACAGGCGTTTTGCTCAGGTAGTAATATTAATTACTTTGATTTGGGGTTAGATAAACAATCATACGGTCATCTATACCCCTTCTCTTCTTTCTATCTCTTCGAGACAGGATTAAATCAATTAACTAATTTTATAGAGATATCATCGTTTAATACGATTACTACACCAATATATTGCAAGTTATCAGCTAATACTATTGTTACAACTGATTCGCAAGATGTAGCTGCTTATTTTTGCGGACTAACGGGGTATCAAGATGTCTATTTTAAGAGTGACATCCCAAATGATGAGTTAAATTTATTATTTGGTTATAATGCAGATGAATTTGTGACTTACTCTAATACATCTACCGTTGGAATGTCTGCTAGGGTAATAGAAAATACAAGCTATGATAGATTGTCTATTACAGCTAATGGTATAACGAGTGAGGGTACAACATCAGAGCTTTACCCTATAGGTAAGAATAAATTCGGTGATGTAAAGATTGGGTTTGTTGTAAGGATCAAGGATATAAATAATTTTACCAATAAAAGCGGACCGCTTATTGCCTTAAGCGGTATATCTGTTGGTATAAGGTTACCTAATGGTGATGATATTAATAATTATACAACAACATCTGCTAACTTTGGAAGTCTTGAGACGCTCAGTAGTGGTGGATTCTTTAAGGGTTATATTATCGTAAATCTTAATGACCCTATTATATATACATCACTTAGCGGCACATATAACGCACCATATGCTTTTAAGGATGTAGTTATAACAGTATCTGGACTTTTTAACGGAAATTCTCTCGAAGGTACATCTAACCCATTTAATTTATATACAAAAAACTATTATAATGTTACTAAGGTAGGTGAAGATATCGATATGACGCAACAATTTAAAGATGTTGCTATGCAGCCACTTTTTTTAGATAATAAAATATTGTTTGATGATTTTCTAGGTAGTATTGTTGGTAATGTCTCTTCTAATATAGGTGAATCACTTGGAAAACGAACATACGAAAAAATACAAAACTTTGTTAGTAATAACTCAACATTAGACTATGCCGGAATACAAAGTCTAGTATCACTAATTAAACAAACAGGTAATGATAGTATTCAATTTAGTAATACTAACTACCTATTTCCTTCTGAAATAGGTAGATTAGTTGATCTTTTATCAATAAATTTTAAGAGATTGCAGGGCTCAGCAAATACCTTTAACAAAGACTTTAGAACGTTTGGTTACCAGGGTAGAGAAATATACGGTAAGAATATAGGCGAAGAGGTTTCTGTTAATTATACTGTAACAGCTGGGGAGGATTTATTAGCTTTTGAAAAATATAGCGGTAAGTTTACATATTTAAATACTTACTTACCGTTATGTGCGTCTAATATTAGTTTAACTGGTCATAACTACGCTCTTAATACATATAACAATACATGGGGATGGGGACTGGTAATACCTGCAGGTACAACCTATAATGATATCAGTAATTACTATCTTTTTTATAACTATATTCCTACAATCGACGGAACAATAACGAATAATATTATAAATTATAAAGATATTACAAACACATTGAGTAATACTGTAAGTTCTTACACAGAATGGTCGCAACCGGATGGTATTATTTCAAATATACTAACTAATCAACTATATACCGGCTTGGATCTATTTAATTAAATAAATATAATTGAATGAGTAATAAAATTACGTTCGGTACTAGTATATTAAATAATTCCATTACAAATAGTAATGCTACTATAACTATAGATAACACTCAACCTTTATCTTTCTTAGAGTTTATCAAAAATACCAATGTTGATTACTCACCAGATGAATATAATAACTTTTATTTGTATTATTTAAAGCAATGGGCTGATATTACCAACACAAAGAATGGGAATACTGCTGTTAGTTTTGTTGAACTATATATAGATTTTCTTAAGAATCTGGTACTAACATATTCTACACAACAAGAGTTAAAATTTATGTCAACACTTGATTTTAACGATCCTGTTGATTTAGATATAGCTATACCTATATATGTTGAAAAAATAAGACAAATTATTATCTTCTACAAAGAAAAAAGAGAAGAGGCAAAATATAGTGTTGATAGAAATAAGATTAAAGGTAGCTCAGCGTCGATTGAACGGAGTATTTTTGAGAAGATATATAACTATATTTTCTCTTCCGAGCAGCAACCACAGTATACATCATTAAATTTATCTCTATCATCTATCGTGACAGAGATGAAGATAGATATCGAAGAGTTCGTCGATGTTTACGGAAACTATTTTGATCTACCTAGAACAAACACAAGTACTGCTACAGTACGTGATACACAGTATAGTTCTAATATTAATGATATTGATATTAATTTATTCTTTAAAGAAGTACTACCTGCAGATATATTTGGATCGCAGGTATTTTTACTCGAAATACCACTCGCTGTTAATTATGCAGTATCTGTAGACCCAATATGTGACCCTACGAATCCACTCAACTTTATAAATGCAGATAATAAATGCGGTATATCACAAGATGAAAGAGATTCTTTAAAGCGTGAATTAATAAGTAAGTATATAGGAGTCGATTTTTACTATATAACTACTATTAATGATGTCTACGAGTCTGGTAAATTTATTACAGCTCAGAATCCTTCATCTAATATACCTAACTTACAAGCTGCAGATACAGCTACTATTGAATCGAATGAGGTTAAGTTATTACGTGATATAGGATTATTTTTTAAACCAGATACGATAGGGCTATTTCAGTTAAATTCTAGTAATTATACCTATAGTGTCGATGAAACAAAACTTGAAACAGGTAAAGTTTATATATTTCCTGATCCAAATGTATATGGTAATGTATCAGTTAATAGACAGATAGATTACCCATTGGTATTTGTACATGATTATACAAAAGATGCAAGAAATTCTTCTTCTGGGTTTGCAAGCGGTGATCCGAAAATTAGTAATTACGAGCAAACCTTTACACCTTATTATACAAGACAACAGAATCAAGAAAAAAATACAGCGAGTGAAGAAAGTTTAAATTTAAATTTTAGCGATCTCTACAACAAAGGATTTATAACAAAAGTTCAATATGATATTTACGGTAATGAGTACGCGTTATTTAAAGATGAATTCGGACAGACTTTTAAATCTGTTGAGAATATAGAAAGTGATTTAACTATCCTAAATTTAACGTTAGATGGTTATGATTTTTTTGATAGTATAGAAGGATATAATTTTAACTACTCTACAGAAGGTAGTGTTGATGGGTCTATACGATCTGGCTTATCAACCCTTACAGTTAATAATGTTAAGCTACCATTTACGGAACCACAATTTACCTTATCAGGCTTCCCTTATACACTATTCTTTAGAGATTTTACACCTTATCAAGAATCAATCATACCAGAGAGAAATATTACATTTAGGTATAAAGATGCGGGTGAATTTACGTTTCTTAACAGTACTGCTTTACCTGATCCGATCTTGGCAGATAGTATCTCACCTGCATACCCGTCTTCATCGCAGTATTACTATCAGGAGTTAGCTGAAGCAGGCATATCGCAGCTTACACCGTATATAGAAAGAGGTTACATACTTAGCGGTACAAATTATTCTAACTTTACACTAGATGGGAGGTATATATTAAGTAGTGAACAATCAGGAATTACTACTAGTAATTTTGACTGTGGTTACTATACAGATATCTCTCAACTAACTAACGATTATGATTATGATTATAATTACCCGTATAAGGATGATGTATCAGCTGATAGTCTGACTATTATTAGCTCTATTAGCGGAAATAATACATTTAATACACAAAATTATAAGCGAAAGCTTAACGGTAAGCTGTATATTAAAAATCAGCGCTACTCTACATCGACTATACTATCAAGTTCTCTTAGTGCAATATTTAGCAAGTATTCCGCCAGCGTTAAAAATGAGATTTATAATAAAGTAAAAGATTTTGACGTAATATATGATACTATTATTTGCGAAACAGATAGTTATCTTGTTTTTGATAAGATAAACTATGAAGATAATACGTTTATAACCCCCGGTACAAAAAATACTTATTTTACACGTTCTTCTTCTAACACTATTAATAAATTCTCTAATAGATTTTTTAATGAGAAAGAAAAGACGTTAACGTTTTGCACTATTAATCAATTAGAAGACGGTGGTGGCGCTTACTTAACGACAGAAACAGGTTTACAAACGATAACAACAGAATCACCTTTTTCGCCTATTAACTTACAAGCAGAGTTTGAGAGCTTAACAGGAACTAGTCGTAGTATATTACTACCCGCTATATATCAATACCATATAATAGATAATACTATAGTACAAGTATTTCCTAATTTAGATGATATTACAAGAAGCGCAACACAATTGTTTAGCATAAGAAACCATATATCTAATATTTTTGATGTTAATATCACTAAAATCGATAAACCAGTTGTAACATATAATAGCTTTAACCGTATATACAAATTAACATATACATGCTCAGATAGTAATAATATGGTATACGTTTATGATTATAGTTTTAGTATTGACAATGATCTAGTTACATTTCACGACGGTAAATTCTACAAGCCAGGTAAGGTTATTAATACAACAGGATTTTATAGTACTTCTATACAGTATGCAACTACCGGCGCATTACAAGGAACTCCTAACATACAGGGTGGTACATTTATATTATGAGTAAGAATACTAACATATACTTTAATTTATCAGCTGTAGAATCTAGGACTTTTTATAATAATCCTATACTATTAAAAGGTGAGAGTACCGTTAACTACATACTAACTGGTATAAAGGAGGATAGTTATAATGTTCTTTTTCTAGATATTAATTGGGGAGACGGTTCAGCTCCTTTAACATATACAAAAGATGCTGTATATAACTACCGTGAGCAATCTATATTCGACGAAATACTCTACGGAAAGGTTGGTGGGTCTGTATGTGTACAGTATTCGTACCCTTATTCTAATCAAACTAATACTTATAGTTTAAAGTTAACATCAAACTTTGTATTAACATATAATAGTGGTGAAAAGGTCTATTTTTATCAACCGCTACAAATATATCATGGATCGTTTTATGATGATATAGTTGATCTCGTCGCTATTAATACGCAGATTTTACCCGTATCTGCCAACACAACCTTCGTTAATTTTGAAAGTAAGAATAATGTTCAGGTAATACCTAGTCTACTAACTATATAAACATATATAATTAAACAGTTAATTAGAGGCTTTCTAACTTGACCGTTGTAATTAAATATTATATATGAATCTTTCAGCGTATAGCTTATCTGCTATAAGTACACCTAGAGCTACCTATATTGATGGAGCTTATGAGTATAAGCAATTCTCTTATACCAACGAACAAGGAATGACTTTTAATCGTATTGATGCTTTATCAGGTATACACGATTCTTCTATTAACAATTATACATCTCAGTATTTAACAGACTATAAGAAGCTTGAGGATTTCTTAACAGTAATACAAAAGAAAGATAATGTATTAAGAACAATAACTACACCTTTAATATTAAACAATCTTTCTGATATATCTGTACCTAAGGTTCTAAACTTAAATGCTGATCTGGATAATACTACGTATCTAACTATTTTAGATAAAGTAGAGTATGATAATCCAGGTAGCTTTTTTGAGTTAAGTATTATTAATGATAAAGTGCTTAGAGTTCTTCATGGTACTGGTACAGGGTTTTATATATTAAACAGTCCTATTAGTGGTAATACTCTTGAATTTATGTCATCTGTCTCTGTATATGATAGCGCCAGTGCTATTGAAGGTACCGATATATTTAGATATCAATTAGATAGCGATGGCTATTTACAGCTATATAAAGATATAAGTAACGTCTTATATACAGTAGTGTTATCTGGCACTTCGCTCGTTTTAGATGCGATAGTTAATCCATCCATAAGTCGTGGTGATAAATTATTTAAAATTTATTACAATTATGAAAGTATAGAACCTAAATTACGTTCAAGTTGGGTTAGCTATAATGTTAATAAGGTAAATTCACTTAAACTAAATACACAAAAAAGTGACTTCGATAAATCGAGTCAGTACCTACTACATACAAATTATAATGAGGTTAATGATACGTTCGAATTAAACCATATTGCTCTTGACAATAACCGATCTGAGAGAGGTTATATTAAACGAGGTACAAGCAATACCAGTGGTGATGATAATTTACCTGATACAAAATTTAGAGAGTATACGACTTTACGTACGGGTAACGATCAAGAGCGTGGTGATGATCATATTTCACTTACGTATGTCTGGTATGATAAAGATATAAAGGTGTATAGTGGTACAGATACATACTTTACTACACCTTCATCTATATACCCGTACGAGAAGCTTAATATTAACGATACAAAATTCACTCATAATGGTAGTATCGCGTCTGTTTCACCACGACTAGCAGATAAGGTATTCAGTCTACGTAATAATAAGACCACCAACTTTAAAAATGGTAGATATTTATGCACTTGGCTTTCAGGGGGTAATAATACAACTGGTATTTGGGTAGATAGATATTATTACCCTGATAGAATTTCAAAAGAAAATGCTCTATCTGCGTCTCCTTTATTTGCTCCGTCTTTTCTAGATCCTATTGATTCACTAATTTATAGTTCTCCTAGTACAGCTAATTATATTTTTGATAAAAAGAGTGATTTAACTCTCGAACCAAATTCAAAATACTATTATTCGAGAGTAGGTGTAGAAGATATACAGAACGCTATTACAAGCGCCTCACCTCTTATAAGTAGCTTTACTAATTTTTACACCACTAAAAATGTATTATCTGCTTATGATAGTAGTTCTATTGTATATGATGGTACGAAATATAATAAGTATAATATAAAGAATGATGTAAACTGTACATCTCAATTTACTTTCTCTTTCGATATGTTTGTTAGTCCAAATATAGTTAATAATGGGTATTCAATAGCTAACTCTAGTAAACATTTTACAGTACTTAGTGATATAAAAATTACACCTTTTATAGTTCTATACCAAGATAAAACAGTTTATATATATAATACTTCCTTTACATTAATTAAAACCGTTGATTTTGCTACTAATATAAAGGAAGTTATAACTAATAGACCACTTGATGATTTTTTTGTTATATGTAGCGACGGTTTTTGCTACAAAGTTAATGAATTAGGTAATAAGCTAAAGCGAGAGTATATACCTATAATTTTATATAGAAATTACACACAGGATGATGACTATATTTACTTCTTATTAAATGTTACTGGTGAGGTGTTAAAGGTAAATAAAAATACATTTAATTATACTACTATATACTCGACACCGTTGAGTTTATATTCAGATCCTAACGATCCGCAGAATAAGCATAGAAGTTTATTAATATATAATAATATTCTTTATGGAATACCTGGTGAGAACGTAAAGGTAAAAAATACAAATGAAATATATTTTTTATATGGTAACAGGCAGATATGGTATTACAACCTTATAACTAATAGAAGTCGTATATTGTTTGATACGACGAGTGCTTTTAACGATTTTAACATAACTCCTGATAATCAGATACTACTGATTACAGATAACAACTGGTATCAATATACTACGAACCGTGAATTTGTGTTATCAGGAACCACTACAAATAGTACTGAAGGGAAATATAAAAACATTCATGTAGATATTATGAGAGAGTATACACCTAACGGTGTACAAGAATTCTCTACAATCTTAATGTTATCAGGTGGTTTAAATACAGGTAATTTAATGTCATACAATATAGGTACTGGTCAAACTTATAATTTGGGTATAAGTGGTGTATACATAGCAGATACAAGCTCTGTAAGGAAGAAATATACAATGACTAACTTTAATAATCTACAGGCTTTAAACAGTAATAGGTTAGCTTTTAATATTACACTTACTAATTACCTATCCTCTGAGGATGTTTTATCTAAAAGTATAGCCGTTGATTTAGGATCTATTGATACCGGTTACCATACTTTTACATATAGGTTTGATGCATTACAGGGTAATATTAGTTTGTTTATTGATGGTGTTTTATATCAAAACGAAGTAATTCCTCCTAGCAAGTATAATATTCAACAAATACTTTCTGAAGATTTATATGTTGGAGCTGTCGGTATTACTAATGGTATAGATCTTGCAACTTACTTGAAGCAACCAGGGTATTACTTTATTAATAGTAGTTACCCCGTTCGTAATCTTATGATATACAATCACGCTCTCAAGTCTGATGAGATTTTTGCCCTCAGCTTAAAAGATAGAACAATTGACGAACTCATATTGTCTATACCTTGCGGTCAAAGAAATAATATTGAGGAAATAGAGAGGTTTTTTAAATACGCTCCCGTAACCAGTTCAAAGAGTATAAATATTTATGTTAAGAATACTGGTATTACTAACACCACCTTTAAAAATAACATTAAGAATGTTATTTATGAGCAAGCAGCATCAACATTACCTGTAGGTGTTAAGATTAACGATATACAATTTATTGATTTTAAATGATAACCTATAGTGATTATAAAAGATTTTATGCTGAATCAGGATTGTTTACACTTAACAGTGTAGACTATACAGGATATGTTGAAGTATTAAGCGGGGTACCATATACAGCCACTGAATTAGATATCACGTCTAAATGTAGTACCTTATCTTCACTGGTAGGTGTACCACTTGAGAGGCAAAGTACATATAAAACGGATCTACTTTGTTCTGATTTCTTTTTTGATCGAGGTATTAACGATATTGTTGAATTACCTATACCTCTCGAAGAAATATTAATTGAAGCTAATGACTTTTTAAATTATAATCTCTTAGAGAGTAAATTAACAAAAATTAAAACTAATACAATATATACGTATTCAAGGTGCTTCATGACGGGAGCACTGTTACCTGTTAGTGATAATGTTAAATATGCTGGTGTACTTAGCGCGTCGCAAACGACACTTGATTTGTTTGCGGGTAGTAATTATAGTACACTACCCTTTGGTAGTACCAACAATTTTCTCGAGTTAGACGGTATACGTGGATTTGCTCCTGTTAACTATTTAGAAGATGATAGTAAAGCTGTTATATTTGCCTTTACAAGTACAAACCTTATATCTCTTTCATGTAGCGATCAATCTATAGGTGTTATTGAGATTTCACCTTACTATCAAACACAGGTAGCGGAGAATACACTATCTTTTTTCAATATCGGTGGTATAGCTACTATTGGTAAGTTTCTATATGTTACAGATACAGGTAATAATAATATATTAAAGTATGATATAGGTGGGTATATTGATGGTGATACTGTTCTTTCTAATAAGAGAAACTTAGTAGAAATTATTGGCGGAAAAGGGCTAGCAGTGGATGAGGTATTGTTCAATGAACCTAAAGAAATAACAGCGGGCAATAATTACATAGCTGTTAATGACTCTAAAAATTATGCTATAAAGGTATTTGATCTAGACTTTAACTTTATAGCAGTAATTAATAGTATTAATTTTAAGCGTGAACCTCTAGCTGCATTGGAGTATAATAGATTAACTAACTACCTATATGTTTTAACGTATAGTCAGCAGAAAACTAAACTTTATATTATAAATGACTGCTTCAACGTTGAGGAGTCATATGAGTTACCATTTATATTACAGGTTGGCGAGGTAATTAATAATATAAGTTTTTCGTATAACAATAGTAACTTTTTTTATATTAGTACAAACTACGCTATTTATAAATTATTAGTTAATAAGCCCGGTAATAGAAAGGGTGTTTATCAGACTAATAAAATTTTATCTAATATTAAGTCTCCTGCATCACAGGTAACCGCTACATATGTAATTTCCGGTGGTCAAACGACTATAGTGCAAGATCCTAATAGTTTGTGGAATTATGTTGATACTTATTACGACAATGCTAAATTTAACTGGGAAACTAATACGCCATCCATAACGAGTATAGTAACACAAGGTGCATCAATTCAAACCACTACAACTACAATACCTGCGAGTTATACTACATCTGTCTATAGCGATGTAATAGTAGGATATAGATTAACACCACAGAGTGATGATACCGATAAAGTGTTTTTTATTACGAATAGTAGAATATATTATTTTAAAGAGCCTAATATATATAAGAGTGTATTAAAATTGGATAATTTTGATAGTTACGGCGCTAATTTTACACTTAATAGTAGTGAGTATATTCAAGGAAGTTCTCTCAATAAAGAGTTCTATAAGGTAATTTATGATAATATTAATTTAAAAAACAACCTGGTTGGTAGATTTACGGGAGCATATAATAATTTAGATATATTTGTGTTTACAGATTATAACTATAATATAGATTTATCACTGTTACTTAGTGACTCTATTGAAGAATATTATATTCATGATAATGAAAAGAATCTAGCAGGTGTGTTTAATAGATTTATTCGTAATATATATGACCTACAATTAAAAATAATAGCTCTTACTGTAACTGATAAGGGTGATGATATTGTACCTGTTTACAATACTACTACAGGACAGTCTAGTAACACCTTGATAATAGAATAGCCGGTATAAATATAATAAAATGGCTAGTACTAAGCTTACACAGACAAAAATTAGTGACACTTACGGAGGCGTGTTACATTCTAACGGCGAAGCTTTACCTGTATCAACACTTATAGATATCTACGATGGACTAGGTAACAAGTCGTCGCTTAAATTAGGTAGAGCGTGTAATGGTGCAACTGTGTGTGGTCCATTTACATGTGATACATTGACCACAACATCGAAGCTTTCTG